TAATGGCGAAGGTAGCGATCAGAGCGGCTTTCTCACTTTCGGTACCAGTTCTGCAACGCCCACGATCACTGGATCGATGGACGGCGCAGTCGGTGCAACCGACGTAGTAAATTTTCAACGCCCAACCGCTGGCGGTGGTGGTTATTACGGCTACAGCTATGCCGATCTCTCTGATGCAACTGCAGCTACCATCAATCAACTTCGCGAGGCCTTCCAGCTTCAACGTATGTTCGAGCGCGACGCGCGAGGTGGCACTCGCTATATTGAGATTCTTAAATCTCACTTCGGAGTTCAATCTCCCGACTTCCGTCTTCAGCGTCCCGAATATCTAGGTGGTGGATCTACTGTCATTAACACTGCCCCAATTCCCCAAACCTCCTCTACGGACGCAACTACTCCTCAAGGCAACCTTGCCGCCATGGGAACTTTTTCACACCATGGCAATGGATTTAATAAATCCTTCGTCGAGCACGGTGTAATCATCGGTCTTCTTTCTGTCCGTGCCGACCAAACCTACCAACAGGGCACTCCCCGTATGTTCTCAAGGCAAACTCGCTTTGACTTCTACTGGCCCGCTCTCTCCCACCTTGGTGAACAAGCTGTACTCAACAAGGAAATCTATACTCAAGGCGCAGCCTCACTCGCCATCGATAATGGCGTCTTTGGCTATCAAGAACGCTATGCCGAATATCGCTATAAGCCTTCACTCGTTACCGGCAAATTCCGTTCTACCTATGCTCAATCTCTCGACGTCTGGCATCTAGCCGTCGAATACTCTGCTCTCCCTACTCTCGGTACTACTTTCATTCAAGACACTCCTCCTATGGAACGTATTAAAGCTGTTACTGACGAACCCGACTTTCTCCTAGACTGTGTCTTCAATCTTACCTGTGCTCGCCCAATGCCTGTTTACTCTGTACCCGGCCTGATCGATCACTTCTAAACAAGGAGGTATTTATGGGTTTCGGATCAGTCTTACTCGGCGCTGGCGCCGCGATCAACCCGATCGGCGCTCTTGCTACTGCCGCTTCTATGGGCGGTTCAATCATCGGCTATAAAGGCCAAATGGATACAAACGATGCAAATAGAGATATCGCTCGTGAAACGAATGCTTTTAATGCTGCTCAAGCCGATAAGGCTATGCAGTTTAATTCAGCGGAAGCTGATAAGAACCGCGCTTACAATACTGCGGAAGCCCGACAGCAGCAGGAATTCCAGGAACGGATGTCCTCAACTGCGTACCAGCGGTCAATGCGTGACATGCGGGCTGCTGGGCTTAATCCAATGCTCGCATTCCAACAAGGTGGAGCGAGCTCTCCATCTGGCCAAGCTGGTAGCTCTTCAGCAGCCACGGGCGTTTCAGCCAGTGGCACCGCGCCTCGGATGGAAAACTCCCTCCGATATCTGGGCGAAGGATTGTCATCAGCCATTCCCTCCGCCCTATCTGCAATGAATGCATCTAAGGATCTTGCTTCTAAAGATGCGCAAATCGCAGCTACTCAAGCTCAGGCTCTTCAAGCAGTCGCAGGCGCAAATAACGCTAACGCGTCTGCAAAAGCTACTGAAGCTTCAATGGCTTCTATTCGTGCAAAAGCTAGGTCTGCCGGAGTCGAAGCCGACGCCGCTATCTCTCAAGCTGCCACTCGGAAAGCTCAGGCTGAAGTCGACAAGAAATTTGTCGTACCCGATGCGATCATGAACCGTGTTCTTCAAACGATCGGCGGTGTCTCTGACGCCGTGTCGATCGGCCGTCAAATGCAAAACGTCAAGCAGAATTCACGTAATCAAATCATTAAAGAGGAAACTCACCTCCGCCAACAAGGCCGGAAAGGAACTAGACTCCCATGAATAAATTCGTCACTCGCTTTACTGCTACCGCCCGTCCTCAAATCGCTTGCACCATGGAGGAACGCCGCACTAAGTCAGAATTCGCACCGGAGTGCGATATCAATCTCATCATGGCGCGTTACAAAAAAACCGGCATTCTCCCTGAATCAGCGATGGCCGCCGCAGCTCGTTACGGCGACTTTAGTCAGCTACCCGACTTCATGGAGATGCGTCATAAGATCATCGCAGCCGAAGAGCTCTTCGCTGCACTTCCTGCCGAGGTGCGTAAGCAATTCAATAACGACCCCGCTGAGTTCATCGACTCTGCCGAAACCAAAGAGGGTCGAGCCCTCATGGTTAAACTAGGATTGGGCGCTAAGCCCGTTTCCGACCCTCAGGAGCCTCTTTCTCCTTCCGGGGGCGGGCAGCCCCCTAAAACATCGCCCAAAGGCAATAGTAAGCCGAATGAGGCCCGCAAGGCGCCGAAAACGGAGGAATCTAGTCAAGATTCCGAGTAGTGGGACCATCACTTCCCTTGATGTAAATGGTCCCACTGACACCTTTTCCATGAGAAGGTGTCTAAACAGGAGGAAGTAACCATGAAAAGGCGACCAATGTCTGCCCGTTCTAGTCGGAAGTCTTTCCGCCGCGGTACCAAGGTCCATCGTAAGAACAACATGATGGCCATGCGTGGCGGGATTCGCTTCTAAAATTAAAAACCCCGGGGGTGTGCCCACCCTCGGGGTTCCTACTGCGAAAGGTGCAATGTGCCTTGCTACCATCCGATATCCGCTTGGCGGACCGCCCATGGCGTTGTCTTCAGGGATACCATAGACGCTCAACCGATGAAACTGTCTTGCGGCCGCTGCATCGGCTGCCGCCTTCAGCGCTCCCTTGACTGGGCCGGACGTCTTGTCCATGAATTACGCTTTCATGAAGAAAGCGCATTTATTACCTTGACATATGACGAAGATCATCTTCCTCCCGGGGGCTCCCTCGATATCAAGCATTTCCAAGACTTTATGAAGCGACTCCGTCGCAGACTCGGATATACGAAGTTACGCTTTTTCCACGCAGGAGAATACGGTGAAAAACGAGGCAGACCCCACTATCACGCAATCATTTTTGGACATTCGTTTTTTAAAGATGCGTACGACGTCGAAGTTTCTGATCGAGGTGACCGTACATGGCAGTCACCCCTTCTTAATGAGACTTGGCCCGTTGGGATCAACAGAGTCGGAAGCGTTAGCTTCGAGTCTTGTGCGTACGTTGCAAGATACATTACGAAGAAGATCACTGGACCTCAGGCTTCTTCCCATTATGAGAAACTTAACGAGCGCACTGGTGAGCTCTTTCAGCTCAAGCCGGAATACTGCTCCATGTCCCGAAGGCCCGGCATTGGATCTCTTCATGTGGAGCAACTCCTCTCAGAGATCTACCCAGCCGACGAAGTAGTTCTTCGCGGCACTCCCACTCGTCCCCCAAAATTTTATGATCGAAGGCTTGCGCTTCTCGATCCTGAGCTGTACATCAAGGTCAAAGAGTCACGCGAATGTGCCCTCGCCGACTCACCAATTGAAGAACGTTCTCCACACCGTCTTGCGGTGAAGGAGATCGTTAAATTGGCTAAAATTGGGCAACTTTCTAGGAGATATGAAATTGCCTAAACTAAAAATGTTTTCTGGCTACGACAAAAAACTCAAACACTGGAACCCTCCGTTCCTTCTCATGCACGCCGGCCAAGCCGAGCGCACTTGGGTCGAGATTGCAAACGACCCAAAGAGCATGGTCTCTAAGCACCCCAACGATTTCGATCTGTATATGATCGGAGAGTTCGACGATGTCGATGCTCAACTCTATCCGGTTACGCCTCCGATGCTCATCATGAGCGCGATCGATGCGAAGGCTAAAGCGGAACCAACCCTTCCCTTTGACGGCGTTAGCCGTTAAACTCTCTCCATAAAACTAACTTAGGCCAGAGGCGTACCCACGTCCCTGGCCTTTTTTCTAGGAGCTCACCATGGTCGAACGTCCATTCAAACAACCCCGTCTCCAATCTTCTCAAGCTCATTTCGCTCAAGTCCCTACTGCTAACATTCCACGCTCAGTCTTCAACCGTACTCATCAACTCAAAACTACATTCGATGCTGGTTATCTAATCCCTATTTATAGTGACGAGGTTCTTCCCGGTGACTCCTTCAAAATGTCTGTCACAACGTTCGCCCGTCTCGCTACTCCAGTCGTCCCGGTCATGGATAATCTCTACGCCGATGTCTTTTTCTTCTTTGTCCCAAACCGTCTTGTCTGGACCAATTGGGAGCGTTTCAACGGCGCTCAGGACGATCCAGGCGACTCAACCGACTTTCTTGTTCCAACCGTTGCACCAGCTACGGGGCAACAGTGGGAGGTAGGTACTCTCTTCGATTATTTTGGGCTCCCCACGGACATTACAAATCCAGGCCCCGTGTGCGCGTTCTGGTCCCGTGCTTACAATCTGATCTGGAACGAATGGTTCCGGGATCAAAATCTCCAAAACTCTCTTACCGTCGATAAAGACGACGGTCCTGATACCGCGACCGACTACGTAATTCGTCGTCGCGGCCGTCGCCACGACTATTTCACGTCGTCGCTTCCTTGGACTCAAAAGGGCCCCTCTGTTGCCCTCCCTCTTGGTACCGAAGCCCCTCTTCGTGGCCGTCGCTTTGACGACGGCGCTGTTACTGATCGTATTTATGTTACTAATGGCGAAGGTAGCGATCAGAGCGGCTTTCTCACTTTCGGTACCAGTTCTGCAACGCCCACGATCACTGGATCGATGGACGGCGCAGTCGGTGCAACCGACGTAGTAAATTTTCAACGC